GTAGGGGTTCGACACTGCCTGAATGATCAGGCTGCCCAGGGCGGCCCAGCTGGTCATGTCGGCGGCTGTCAGGCCGAAGTATGCCAGGATAGGGGTCACGATGGCCAGGGCGATCTGTACCCAGAACAGGGGATTCTTTGCGCGGACGGTCAGGTTGATTTTCATGGTGGGTTCCTCCTTAGTCTTCGCTGCCCGATCTCACGGGCAGGTTTTCGCATTTGTGGACGATGTGGGCGACCGTGGGGTCGCCGTCGCCCAGGACGATGTAGGGGTCGAAGCAGCTTCTTAGTGTTTCCATACCGTAGGGCGGCACGGCTCCCTCTTTCAAATAGTGCAGACCCAGTTCCAGGGTCGCTTTGCGCAGCAGCCCCTTGACGCCGTCTTTCATGGCTTGCGCCTCTTTGTCCCGGGTCTTCTTCTTTCCTACGAAATAGCCGCCCAGCGCTCCGGCGACGGCCATCATAATGCCGGAAATCAACGACGGCAGCGCCGCCAAGATGTACTGCTGCATTGGTCAGCCCTCCACCCAGGCGCTCAGGTAGGGGATGCCCAGTTCGTTTGCGGTCGCCTTGATTTGGGCGGCCTGGGTGGTAGCCATAGGCGCCAGGCGCACGGTGTATTCCGTCGGGGCTTTGCCCAGGGCAGCTGCCTGGTTCACGATGCGATCAAAGTCGCCCTTGCTCATGGGGCCGACGGTCGGCGTCTGCAGCTTTTCGCCGTTTGTGTTGCCGGTGCTGCTGGCGGGCGTCTTGATGTAGCCGTTCAGGCCACAGCGCTTCATAATGTCGGGGTAGTCCTTGTAACTTACGTCGCAGTCCAGGCTGCTGCCGAACCCGGCAATGCCCAGGGCATTCCTGCTGCTATACTGCCACAGGCCGTTTTCCACGGCTGCAGTGTCGCTTCTGGTATAGGCTGCCTCCCACTTATCAAAGCCGGCAAGGTTGCCCAGGTTCGTATAGTTGAGGAAGATGTCCCGGCTGCAGTAGACCGCCGCATAGTAACCGGCTTTCTCGAAAACGTCCAGCGCCGCCTTGATGATCGCGGTGTTGTCTGCCTTGACCTGCGTCCGGCTTCGGCCGCTGCCGTCCTTGCCGGTGTTGTAAGGCTCATACTCCACGTCGAGATAGATCGGGTAATCCCAGATATGCCCACGCAGTTGGTTCACGACCTGGCGGGCCGTGATGGCTGCTGCCTCCGGGGAGGTATCATAGCTGTATACATAGACGCCCATCGGTACGCCGTAAGCCTCGCAGCCCTCGACGTTCTTCGTCCACTGGTTGTCCATCCACAGGCCGCCTTTGCCGTGGCGGGCGCTGTAACCGACGCGCAGGATCGCAAAGCCGGGGCTTGTCCCTCCGTTCACGCGCCGCAGTTCGCTGGCGGTCTGCTTCCAGTTGATAGTTCCCTGGTGGTGGCTGACGTCAATGCCATGAATTTTCGCCATTGTCTGTTTCCTCCTTAATCAAAAAGGTCTTTGCACATCTCGCGGTTCAAAACGTCCACCTTGCGGATCCGTTCGGCCATCGGGTTGATGGCGTCGAGCTGTGCGATTGTGTTGGCTTGTTCTTTGATGATTTCGTTCTGCTCGGCTATGATGTAGCACAGCCGGTCTGTCAGAAACGGCTCATCCAAAGGGGAGGGCGGGGTCATTTTGTTGTTCGCCTCCTAAAATATTTAGGTAGATTTCATTCAGTCGCCAGCGTAGGCTGGCACACTCGCAGCTGTCGAGCATTCCTCGTATGCTGGCGCAGCGCCGTTCAAAGCCCGCCTTGCTCAGCGTTCCCGCTGCCCTCTGGCGGCATATCCCATGCACCTCGTTCTTTAGGCGCCGGACGGTGCTTTTCCGCAGCCTGCTGTGGGTAGCCCAGACCCGGCGGCCCACAAATTCAATACCCATCGTCACGGGGCGTATGGCTGTTTTGTCGTTCAGGTCTAAGTGCAGTTCCTGGCGCAGGTAGTCGCCCACGGCCTGCTTCCAGGCGTTCAGGGTTTCCTTGCTGTCGCTCAAGAACAGGCCGTCGTCCATGTAGCGCTCGTATTTCCGCGCCTTGAGGCGGTGCTTCACAAACTGGTCAAGTTCGTTCAGAACTACGTTTCCGAATAGCTGCGACGGCAGATTCCCGATGGGCATTCCTACGTCGTAGAGCCACGCATCGAAGTCTGCATCCTCCGGCTTCATGCCTGGCGGCAGTCCGAACGGTTCATCCGGGTTGTTTATGATTCCGGCCAGCAAGCCCAGCAGTCCGGGGTCTGCTATATGGCGGCGCAAAATCCGCAGCAGGACGTCGTGGTCTACGCGATAGAAGTATTTGGATACATCTATTTTTAGGTAGTACCATTCTTTTCCGTTTGGCTTGCGGTCTATCTGGCGCAGCCAGTATTGTAGGCGGGCCACGGCCTTGTGGCTGCCTCTGCCTCTCCGGCACGCATAGCTGTCCTCGATCATCCGTCGGTCGAAGTAGGGATAAAGCAGTTGGTAAACGCTCCATTGCACGACCCGGTCTCGGTAGTCCAGCGCCATTACCAGGCGGCGCTTTGGTATGTATACCCACAGCCGCCTGTAAGGCCCGGTGCGGTAGGTTCCGGCCCGCATTTCCTCGCCGGTCTGGATCAGGTTGTGTTCCAGGTCGTCCTGATACTGCATAATGCTGGGCCGTGTTCTCTTGCCCCGGCGGGCGTTGCGGTTGGCTTCCTGCAGCCACTCCCAGCTGCTGATTAGTTCCAGGGCGCCTGGGCCTACTACCACCCGGCCGTCCTCGGTTCGTATCTCGACGGCCTTGCCGTCGGTCATATAGTCCATAAAGGTTTTGTATTCACCGGCGCTGCGTGTGGCGTTTCCGTCTCCGCAGCAATTCAGATTTTCTCCTGGGCTGTCGGCCCAGGAATAGAAACGCGCCCCTTTTGGCCTGGCACATCGACTGTCGCCCTGGGGCGGCGGCCCTCGTATCAAGTGCAGGTCTGCACCGTGTGCTGTTGGCGAAAAGCGGAACGGCCCCCGATGTTGGTGTTGGAATTCGAGCGCGGGTTGTTCAGGTTGACGTTGAAAACGCCAGCGTTGCCGCCATTGTTCCAGTTCGCACCGCGATAGGGGCAACGCTACATTTGGCGCGTTCCCGTTGGTATGAGAACGACCTATTTCGGTAGGCTTTTGATATAGCCTCCGATCATTCGGCCGATTTCATCGTTCATGCGGCTCCATACTTCTTCTTGGTGCCGCGTAAGGGGTGGGGCATATTTGGGGCCGCTGTAATCCTTGTCGGCGGCCATCCGTATCAAATGCCGCAGCACGGCCAGTTCTTCGTCGAGGTCTTGGGTCGTGGTTTTCTTGAAGTATTTCTTTTCGATCTTTACGGTCAGGCGGTACATGGTCAGCATACTGCGGCGTATTTCGTCCGCCAGTTCCTTGTTCCTCCGGCTGAATCCATAGGTGATCGGCATTCCATACTTCATCATGTCTCCGACCTTTTCTTTGATGCGGAAAGGTTCAAAGTCTTTCTGCGGTGGCGTATCTTCCACGGCTCTGCCTCCTTTACAAAGTAAAGGGGCGAGCTATCGCCCACCCCACCAGTGCTTCGGTGGTTCAGTGTTCAGTTATTCCTGGTAAGCGGAACGGCCCCCGATGCTGCGGCTGGAATACGAGCGCGGGTAGTTCAGGTAGACGCTGAAAACGCCAGCGCTGCCGCCATTGCCCCAGCTCGCACCGCGACAGGGGCAACGCTCGGCTGCGCCGTTGTTGAACCAGAAGCCGTCGCCGCCATAGCTTGCGTCGATGCCTTCGCCGGTCAGGGCGGTGTCGGGCAGCATGGCCAAGGCTTGCAGCAGCAGCTTGGCGGCGGCTCCGATGGTGCTGTCGCAGGTCACGTCCTTGAACGAGCAGTAACGGCCGGTGTCGGCCTTGGTGGTGATGGTCGTGCTGTATACGCACTTGTTGCTGATCCAGTCCATCTTGACGGTTCCGTCGGTGGTGCCGTTGCCGTCCGGCGTAACCAGGGCGCCGTCGCTGGCACGGATAGCTTTCCAGGCCGTGCTGCTGGCGGAAAGGTCGCAGCTGTTGTCGGCGGCGTCGTTGTCGGCGTTGATCTGAATCTCGCCGTAAACCAGGCGCAAACCGGTGACCCACTCCCAGACGTTGCCGTTCATGTCCCAGATGCCCGCCAGGGTGCCGTCGTGGCTCCAGGTCACGGGGCCGGTGCCGGTCGCCACGCGGCCGGTCTTGCCGCTGTCGTCGCTGGTCTTGCGGGCCTTGTAGGTGGTTTCGCGGGCGTCCTTGCCATAGTTGTTATTGCCGTACGGCTCACAGCCGTTTTTATGGCACCACAGGGCGATGGCTGCCCACTCGGCGTTGGT